TAGGACTCCTTCACCTTCGCGTCGTTGAGCTGATCCTGCAGCCCGGTGGCGACGCTGGCGACCGCGGCGCCGGCTTGGGTGAGCGCTGCGCCAAGGCGCTGCCGTTGCTCGCTCGAAGCGTCGCCTTGCGGAACAACGCGCGTCGGGTTGAAGCCGCCGCTCGACCCGGTCTGCAGCGGAATGGATGGGATGGTGGGCATCTAGCCTTCGCTCCTCGACCGGTAGTAGGCGGAACGCTCGGACTGCGCGGCCCACTGGCCGGCGACGAGGCCTGCACCGCTGATGAAGCCGCCGGCGCCGGCAAGCGCTGGGCTCATCGAACGAGCCGATCCTCGCAGGTTGCCCGCACTGACCATGGCTGCGCGCGCCTGGTTGGACGCATCCACGGATCGCGTGCGCGCCGCAGCGGCTGCGCGCGTCGCGTTTGAGTCGATGTTGATCATGTCGGCTTCCTTCGAGAACGAGATCGAAGCCGACACTTCGGCGGCGCTACCGACGCCCACGGCGACGCCCCCGGCGGCCTGCCGCACGCGCTCCTGCCCTTTCAGCTGCCGGTATTGCAGGCCGACGCGTCCCATCTCGTCGGCACCGGCTCGCATGGCCAACTGGGCGTCCTGCTCGGCCATGCGGGCGTTGGTGCTGGCGAGAGTCGCCTCGGTCTCCATCTCGAGCGCCTTCGATCGCGCCTCGTAGCGGCTCGACAGCACGCCGTAGTAGGAGGCCAGCGCCTGCTGCGTGATGCCAAACGCCATCGTCGCGTTCGCGAACGTCTGCCAGCCGGTGTATCCGCCGGAGCTAGGCGGCGGTGCGTAGTCGACGTTGGGGACATTCACCATGGGTCATCCTCCGCTCGGCACTTCGATGGTCACGGCCAGCACGTCGAGGGGCAGTGGCAGATCCTGACGGATCCAGACCTGCCCTTCCTGGTTCCAGTCGCCTGGCAGGTTCACCTGCTCGCGACCGGTGAATGCTTGCCCCACCGCCGGCCGTCGCGACGGTCGCAGCACGCCGGCGGCTGGCTCGAGGCTCGGATCTTCGGGCGCCGGACCAGATAGGAAGCGGCCCGATGCGTCGAGGCGCAGCCACAGCTGCGTCGGGTTCTTGGGCGTGCCAGTGCCGGCAGCGCTGGCCTGCAACGCGATCGGCAAGGTCTTGATGTCGGTGACGAACTGCAGGCCGAAGTGCGCGCGCGTGACGGCCGTCGTCGAGGTCCAAGTGCCGCCCGTGATGCGCGCCGTGCCGGCAACGCCGTCGGCGCTGTAGTGCACGGTGAGGCCATTGAAGCGATCGAGCCCGGTGATCGTCTTCGTGGCCGGGCCGGAGTAGCTCATCCCGGAATCGACGTGGAACGCGTCGGCGTAGCTCGCGCGCTGGTGAGGTGCCGCTCGCTCGACGTAGAACGCGTCGCCGGCGCCGAGGTCGCGCTTCGTCACTACGTAGAGGCGGTCCTCGTCGCCGTCCGGGATCGCGCAGACCGATTCGAACGAACCGTCCGTCACATGCTGGTGCCACGCGCCAATCTGTTCCTCTGGCACGTAGGTGATCGCAAGCAACTTGCCAGACGCCGTGTTGTTCGCCATCGGGCGCGACACGAACCACAGCGTCGGCGTTGGGGCCTTCGCGTAGGTCTGCTGGCGGATCGAGAAGCCGTCGAACAGGTGGTAGGCGCGCAAGGACAGATCGCCGGTCAGATATCCCCAGACAGACTGGTCGAATGCCATCTCGCGAACGTGCTGGCCGCGCGACGAGACGAACACGATCGTGCCGTTGACGATGCTGGGAGCCACGCTGCTGGAACCGATGTAGCTCTGTGGCCGCACGCTGATCGATTCCGGCGTGAGCGCGTCGTTGTTCTGCGGTGTCACGCGCAGTTCGACCGTGCTGCCGAGCAAGATCAAGTGCGTCAACGGAACGGCGTGCCGAATCGCAACAGCGCCGATATTCGCACCTGACGTGACGCGGAACAGGATGCGGTCGCTGGCGACCGTAGGCACCGAGTAGCTGAGGTCGGTGTCGGTGCCGCTGGCGCTGGCCCACACGTCAGCAGGTCGCAGAATCGACCCGCCAAGAATCAGGCGCTGCTCGAAGTAGGAGACGGTGCCAGGGAAGGATCCAGCCTTGGCGAACCACTGTCCGGTCGGCGCACCGCCAAGAGCGATCGCCGTCGTGCTGTCCTGCGTTGCAGCGAGCTGGAAGGAGTTGCCGCCGGAGTTGCCACCAGGCGCTGCGTTGAGCACGAAGTATGGCTTGCCCACCTCGATGCCGGTCGGCATCTCGACGGACGCGTCGAAGATCACCGGAGCCCCATTGCTCAGGCCGTGCCCTGGCCACACGACAGCGTCGTTGGCGAGGTCGAACGTGATCTGGCTGGACACGAGCAGCGACGTGTCGGGAACTGGTGCCGTGATCGAGGTGTCGGCGCGCAGGTTGCCCTCGTCGGAGAAGGATGGCGACTGCGTCTCGCCGATCAGGCCGAACAGCCCGAGCAGCTTGCGGTAGACGCGGTAGCGAACGGCACCTGGCACCGCGCTCCACTGCAGTGGATTGCGCGCGCCGTCGACCAACAGGTTGTTGTAGACATCGACGACGTTTCCGGCACCGCTCTCGATCCCATCGGCATCGACCGAGGTGACGCAGTAGAAGTTGTGCGCGTCGACCGAGTTGCTCACCCGCACCGTGGCGTTGGGAGTCGCGCCGATCCCGGATGCGGTCACGCTTCTGCCGTCGGTATAGGTGCGAAGGTAGAGGTTGACCGTCGTCGGCGCCGACGAGTCGTGCACCGCGTAGAACCCGTCCGGGATTCCTTTCGCAGCCAACCCAGCGACGAACAGCGGTTCACCATCCTGGAAGTTGTGCGGGGTCTCGGTCTGCAACTGCACCGGCGGGCCGACGTTCACCACCTGATTGATGCCCATGCCGGCCCCTGGCTCGGGAGCAGGGCAGTTCAGGTCGTTGGGTGGCGCGACCGAGGTGCCGAACGTCACGTCGCGGAGCTCCCACTTCGTTGCGCCGAGCCGTCGAAGCTCGGCCAGCGGCCGGTAGCGACTTGCGATCTTGACCACGTCGTTGCTCTGCGCAGTCTCGAACGCGAAGAGTTCGGCATCGGAGTAGTAGTGTGGCACCTCGTAGTAGGCGTTGCCGAACGCGATGACGCCCGAGGCACCAGCGCCGATGTCGATGATGGGACCAATCGGCGTCGCGGATACCTGGAAGTCGTCGGTGTTCTTGTTGCGCACGTAGTAGTTCGCGCCGAAGACGATCCCTACCGGAGCGGTCGTGCCGGAGAAGATGACAGGGTCGCCGTTGCCGTATCCGTGGGCGACGAGTTGCACGCGATTCGAGGTCGTGTCGAAGGTGACAGCGCCGCCGCTGCCTGGCACGCGGCACCAGTAGATGGTGTTGGTCGGCGGGCGTCCGAGGTAGTCCTCGGTCGACACGAACGTCGCGAGCCGCGAAGGATCGCCCCATGGGCGCTTCATGACGACCGCTGCGAACGGCCCTGGCGTGCCCATCGCGAGATCGCCCGGCTCGTAGGCATACTGCACTCGCATCGGCCCACTGCCCGAATGCGTGATGTCGATCGCGATGCCGGCGAGCGCGTCGGACCTCGACCTGGCCAGCTTGATGCGCTTCGGATCGCCGGTCGCGATCGCATAGTGCACCGTGCCTGGGAAAATTGGGTCATAGGGGCCGGACAACGCCGAGAAGTTCTGGCCAGCAACCGTCGGCACCAACGCCACCGAGCAGTTGAACGGAGCGCCGGTCAAGGCGATCGGCGTGCCGAAGCGCGTGAGACTGATCTGGTAGAGAGTCCCCTTCGCGTAGACGTAGTAGACGCGGTTGGCCTCGATCTCTGCCGGAAGAGCGCCGGTCGTCGCGAACGTGACCGCGGCGCCATGCGTGAAGAAGCCGGTGCCGAGCGAGTAGTTGCCCGTGGTGAACGAGCCGGGAGATCCCAACGTGAAGTTGACCGGCGACAGCGTTGGCGTGGCCAGCAGCACCACCGGGGCTCCCGTCGTGAACGCGTGGTTCGCGCCGAACACGACGGTGTCGCCCACAGAGTCGACGCCGGAGACTTCGTAGTAGCTGACCCCTGGTGGCGTGCCGCCCTGCCAGCCAGCGCCGAGCGTGATCTGCGTGGCCGTGTTCGCGGTGATGTAGCCCCAGCTGTTGCCGCATCGCAGCGTCATGCCGACGAGACCGTTGACCGGGAAGGCAGCGCCACCGTCCGTCATCTGCGGCGCGCCGGCGGCTGTCGCCGTCGAGTTGCCGCTGGCCGTGAGCGTGTTGGATGCCGTGACGAAGTCCGCGGGCTTCTGGTAGAGCAGCGGCTGGCCGTCGGAGTAGAAGCGGAAGTAGCCGATGTCGCGGCCGTCGACCGTCGACCTACCAGCCAGGATCGCGAACGACTGCTCTTCGTTGAAGACGAACGAGAACAGCCGCGGCGTTGAGATGGCTGGTGACTTGACGTTGCCGACGAACTCGAAGCCACCGCGCCTCGAGACGCCGCCCGTCACTCGCACGACCGCGTTCCGCAGCAGCGCCACACCGCTCTTGCGCTTGGGATCGTCGTAGCGGTCCCACATGCCGAGCGACACCTCGCCGCCCGACAGTGACAGCTGCAGGTCGCGCTGGTGGCGGGTCATCGGTTGGAGATGTGGTTCGGAACGTGCTGGATCTGGGGGCTGCGCTGGTTGGCGGCCAACGAACTCGCGGCGCCGAGGTAGGCGGCCATGTGACGGAGCAGGCGCTGCGACACCTGTTCGCCGGCGTCGCCGCGGATGATCGGGGCGGCGATCAGCGAACCGAGCTGCAGCGACAACGCCGAGCGGAACACCGACGGGAACTTGCCGGCGTCTCGGATGCGCGTGACGTAGCGCAGCGTGGCATCTTCCTGGTTGGTGAAGAGCAATCGCCTGCCGGAGTCGGTCTGCTCGATCTGGAACGGTGCGTCGGCTCGCCCCATCGCCTCGACCACGGGACGTTCATCGAACGCCGACGGCGAGACCGACTGCGCCTGCTGGTAGTCGTTGTTGGGGTTCGGCGGCAGCACCGCGAACGAACACAGCGCGTCCGGCGGGATCAGGTAGCAGAACTTGTAGTGGTCGTAGAGCGGCGACGCCGGCGGCGTGGTCGCCGTCAGCACTCGCCGCGTCAGCGCGAAGTCCCACTGCCGCAGCGAGAGCAACGCGTCTCGAGCTTCGCCGAACAGAGACTGGCACACCTCTGCCTCGATCGAACCGTCGTCGAAGCTGGTCAGCGTGTTGGTCACGCCGATGTGCTTGAGCGCCGAGTTGCAGATCGCAAGTTCGGCCTCGAGGTCGCGCTCGTCCTTGGTCATCTCGACCCACTGCGCGTAGATGCGGCGCTCGAGGATCGTCATGCCCTTGCCGGTGTGGTGTAGCACGTCGACACCAGCCATGCCGGGAAGCGAGGCGATGCGCGGCAAGTCGTCCTGCGAGATCCCGGTGCGCATGAACACGTCCTCGGCTGCCATCAGATCCTTGGCCGCGTTCACCACGTCCGAGTATTGCCAAGGCGGATTCTCGCAGTGCGGGTCGATCCACTTGACCTCCTCGGCCGGGCCAGCGGTGAGACCGCGATCGAACAGTGCTTCCCGGACGGCCCGCTTGAACCGCGTGCCGTTCTCGTAGTAGCGGTTCGCGAGATCCTCGAACGACGAGTCGCCCTCGCCCTGCAGCCACACGATGCCGACGCACTCGGCCCCGACGCTTCCCTCAGCCGACCACGCGAGCACGGCCGCGTCCATCGTGTCGAGCAGGCGCTGGAAGATGTTGTTCGGATCGCCAGTCGGCGACCACGACATCATCGCGGCGCCATCGAAGTTCTCGATGCCAAGCGTCGGCGCCACGATCGGTGCCTCGCTGTGGCCTAGGTTGGTGCCACCGATCGCCAGCTGCACGATGTCGACCTGCTCGCCAAGTGCTTCGGCAAGGGCGACGCCCAGGCCGGTCGAGAACGTCATCTTCGGATCGCCCAGGCGAGACGGCCCCGTGAACGGTTGGTAGATGCCGCCCGTGATGCAGTAGTGGTTGGGATGGTTGAAGCCAGGCGGGAACGGATTCACCTTCGCTTCCTGGCGAAGGATCGTGGCAAGCACGTTGCCGCTCGAGGCGAACACCGACGTGCCGTCGATGCGGACGCCTTGGTAGGTCGAGGCGATGTAGGCGGCGGCCGTGTTGGCCTCGACGCTGTAGTAGCGCTGCCCCAGCCGGACCTTCGGCGTGACCGCACCATCGCCGTAGAAGCGCAGCACCTCGTTGGGCCAGATGGTGGGGACGGTCGCGAGAATCGGCAGGCCGATGGATTCGCTTAGGCTGCCAGCCGCCATCTGGAATGGGCCAGACCATGTCGCCTTGCCCTCGAACGGGCACCACGGCAGGAACAACGCCCACTTCTTCCACGGGATCGCGTTGCCGTTGGCGTCGGTGGGTGGCGTGATCTCGTAGGTGTCGCCAGCGCCTGGCGCGTTCGTGAACGCGGTGCCGAGTCGGAGGAATCCCTTCCCGCCGCTGTAGTAGGAGTCTGCCAGCGGCACAGTCTGGCCGGCGTTGGCGCCGGTGAGCGCGGTGATGTAGCAGCCCGTGTGCGAGCCGACGAACACCTCCTGCAGGGTGACGATCGACGACTTCGCTTCTGCGTCCGTGATGATCACCTCGGTGCCACCTGGAGTCGCCGACACGTAGAACGCGAAGTAGGCGTCCTGGCGCACGATCTTCGCGCTGATGGTTGCTTGCGCGCTGAACGCCACGGCGGCTCCGTCCGGCGCCAGCGACAGCTGCACGTATTGCTGGTCGAGCACGGTCACGTAGTAGTCCGTGGTCGTGTTCAGTTCGGCCGGCAGCGTGCCAGTCAGCCGCACCTTCTCGTTGTTCGTCAGCGTGTGGGATGTCACTCCGGGAAGCGCGGCCAGGATCTTGTCGTTGACATCGTCCCAGCCCTGCACGGCGATCTCTTCGAGTTCTGTGGCGAGGCGAGTGACGTAGTAGGTGGCCGATGGCGTGATCGCCAACGGCAGGTGGAACTGGACCGCGACAATGCCGGCAAGCGCTCCGGTGATGTTCACCGGTGTGCCGCCTCGCGTCGTGCTGACCTTGATGTCGAGGCCAACCGAGTAGACGACGAAGTAGCCGATGTTGAGCGTGATCCCTGGGATCGCGCCGCCTCCGCCATCCGTGAACACGACGGTGTCGTTCACGACGAATGGGTTCGCTCCGAGCAGCGTGACGATCTCGGTTGCCGGCGTCGTCGAGGTAACCAGCGCGATGCCGGCGCTCTTCGTGAATGCAACAGGCTCGCCGACGTAGACGGGCCGCGTCTTGATCGTGAAACGCGAGAAGGTCGGCGCTCCTGCAGCGTCGAGCACGGTGCGGATTGATGCGCTGTGCGCGATCGTGTCGAGCAGCGACCCAACGTCGCAGAGACCTCCGCACATGTTCAGGAGCTTGAGTTCGCTCGCGCTACTCGCGGCACCGCCGGTGATCGGGAAGCTGAACACCTCGCCGAACTCGGGCGGCGGATACAAGGTCGGCGACACCGTGATCTGGTTGGTCGCAGCGGCCCATCCGGCCTGCACGGTGTGCTTCGATCCGGTGCGCTTGCGCGTGATGACCAAGCCGACCGGGTCGTATTGCCAGCGGACGCTGGTCTGCAGCACCGACGGCGTCGACCCAGGCATGATCGTGCCGTCGCCGGGGAACGTGTAGGTCTCCCCGATCCCCAGGTTCATGTAGTTGCAGGTCGGGTTGTAGAAGGTCAGGAACCGGATCGCGTTGATGCACAGCCCGCGCGTGTCGAACTGCTGCCACTTCCCTACCTCGCCACCGTCACTGAAGCGGCCAAGCCGCGGGCCGCCGGCGAACGTGCCAGGCATCGTGAACAGCTCCTGGTAGCTGTCGGCCCCCGAGATCACGTTGCGCGGCGCCAACGGGCTGCGGATGCGCAGCGTCTTGTGCTCGTCCTCCCAGGTCGGCGCGTCGGCGACCGCGGTGGCGTTGCTCTGACCGATCACCAGAAGGAACTTGCGCTTCTTCGCCATGGCCGCTGCTGATTGGTTGGTGGCACCGAGGGTCACTGCGCCACCGGACGACGGGCCCGAAGAAGGTGGCGGCGCCATCAGTTCACGGTGGTGTCACTTCGATGGATGGCTGGGATCGACCGGGCTGCATGCCGATCGGACCGGTGAGGTTGTGCTTTTCGCGATGCCCCTCGGTGGTCCACTCCGGGGCAGGGACGCCGGAGCCGCCGCTGGCACTCTTCGTCGACTTCAGCGTGCGCTTCGCTCGGGGCGGGGCGATCTCTTCGTTCGCGTCGACGAAGGGACCATCGGGAGTGATCGGGACGCAGGTCTCGACCACCTCCCCAGGTTGGCGCAAGCGCTCGTCGATGAAGCACGTGGAGGTGATGCGGACCAGCTGCGGCCGCGTCTCGGTCTTGGCGTTGGCCATCTGTTTCTCCGTTCACTCCGTCACACCGGCATGCGCGATTGCACGAGGCGGTTGGTGTTGTCTCGGCTCGGGTCGACTACCAGCCGTGCGCGGAACGCGCCGGCGCTGAAGCCGGTGTTGCCGCCAACCGCGTGGTTCGGCACCGTCAGACACAAGCCGAACCACGGCAGTGCCCGCTGCAGGTAGATCTTGCTGTAGTTGTAGCCGGGGATGTCGATGACGAAATTGGCGCCGGCCACGTTGTAGCCCTGGGTCGCGAAGTCCGCCGCGGTCCAACCGATCAGCGGGATTGCCTGTGCCACCAACACGCCACCGCTCTGGCCGATGAACTGCGTGTTGCCGACGAGGTTCGACGCATCGCTGATGCACATGGCGAAGTTGGCAACAGCCACCGCGCCACCGCCGGCATCCACCAACGGCGTCACCGTTTCGATCTGCAGGTAGACACGCCGACCCTCGCCTGGTTCCCAGGCAAAGGCTGAGTCCGTGCCAGCGTTCAGCTGCAGGTTGTTGGTGCTGAGCGAGATGAACTGCCCGGCGGTTGGAACGCTGACCGAGATCAGCGTGCCACCGTAGTTGTCGACGATCATGGGGATGTCTCCGTTGGAAGGGGTTGTTGTCGGGGCGCCCCCGACCACGCAGAGCGCCCCGGCTCCTCAGATCACCATGCCCGAGGCGTAGAACTTCAGGCCGTCGCCCACCGCGTCGGGCAGGATGTCGACGGTGAAGGCGCCCGCGGTGATCGTCGCGGATGGGATGTAGCGCAGGTAGTAGTAGCGCTGCGCGTTCGCCGTGAGACCGCCGGATCCTGCGATGCCCGTCGCCGGCGTGGCGAGTGGCGAGGTGCCCAGTGGAGCGGTCAGGGTCTGGCCGGTCGGCAGAGCCTGGTAGGGCGTCATGCTGGGCAGCGGCATGATCGGAACCACCAGCCGCGCGCCGAGCACGAACAAGTCCTTCAACTGCGTTCCGGTGGTCGCGTGGACCGTCGGCAAGAAGTTCATCGTGGCACCGGTGAAGTCCGCGGTGATTTGGTCGACCGTCGTTCCTGCGATCGCGTTGGCAAGCGAAGCCGCGAACTTGAACGTGCTCGAGGTCTGTGGCACCGCGTAGTAGATGGTGTTCAGGTTCGTTCCCGAGCCACCACTTCCGGCGCTGAAGTAGAACGGCGTGCCCAACGGCAAGCCGTGGTTGGCGATGGTGACAACATCGGTTGCCGCTGGAACCGATAGGCCGGTGATCGTCAGCGTCTTGCCTGAGGTCGTCGCGTTGGTCAACAACGACGCCAAGATCGGCAGCGAGACCAGCTGGAGCTCCAGCGTGCTGGCGAACGTGCCCGAGGTGACCGCCGTGGTCACGTTGATGTTGAGGCGCAGGTTCTCGCCGGCGCCAATGTCGTTGAGCGTCCGCAGGTTCTGCGTGAAGCCGGACAGATCGAGGGCGAGGGTGACGGATGCCGCGCCGAGGCCGCCGGGCGAAGCTCCCGCGTTGGGGACGACTTCTGCGGTGGCGAGGCGAAGGCCATTGTCGGTGAACATGTTGTGCTCCGGTATGTGTTGGTTGGTTGTTGGTTGGTTGGTTGCGGGGGAACCCAGCAGGCGCGCCGCCCGAAGGCGGCGCCGCCGATCACGTCACCTGCCCCTCCGTGTTGACCAACGCGTCGCACTGGCGGATCGGAACCCCGAGGAAGCTCAGCATTGCCTGCGGCGTGCCGAACTGCGAGAGGGCTGGATTGAGCGCCAGCGCGGTGTTGCTCCTCTCCATCGCCGTCCGCATGAGCGCCGTGAACACGGTGCGGTTCATGTAGAAGACGCACCGGCCCATCGACATGTTCGGGATGCGCGCGATCGCCTGCGACATCAGGTGCAGGATGTTCGTGAGCGCCGTCGGCGCCAGCACGCCGGAGAGTGCTGCGAGCACCGTCGCCTGCAGGTTGCAGATGCGCACGGCGTAGCGCCAGTCCTTCACGACGAGGCCCGTCTTCCACTGGAAGCGCTCGGCGAGCACCTCCATGCGCAGGCCGGTGCCGCCGGCGTCGTAGCTGGTCTGACGGCCGAGATCCTCCTGGATCAGGCCTGCCTTGCTGCCCTTCGGGAACGGGCAGAACACCGTCTGGTCTGACCAACAGACGAGCCAGATGCTCGTGTTGATGGCACCGGCGCCGCCGCCGCCGTTGAGGATGTTGGTCGAGTTGCCGGCCGACAGCGAGCTGTAGCGCGGCGCGAGACCGAGGAACTGCTTCGGGTCGGTGGCCGGGTTGCCATAGAAGAGGCCCGTGGCCATCGTCTGGTTCATGCCCTCGATGAACAGACGTGCCTCGCTGAGGCGGAACTCGGCAGTGTTGCCGTTGAGCATCGCCAGGTCGATGTCGACCTCGCTGCGCGCCTCGAGGATAGAGCAGCCCTCGTCGACCTGCGCGGTCGTCGCCTTGCTCGTCGGGATGCCCTGGTTCAAGGCGCGGTAGTAGACCGTCGGCAGACCGGTCGCGATGGTGACGCGGTGGCCCGTGGGCAGGTTGCCCTGCACGTAGGTCGCGTCGGTGAGGATCGCGTTGGTCTGGCTGAGCAGGTTCGCGATGATCGGAACGGTGCCGTCTGGGTCGACGCGCTTGCTCCAATCGATGAGGGTGAGGTTGGCCATCTGTCTTCTCTCTCAGTTCTCTCGGGTCACACAGCCGCTGCGCTCTTCGGGTAGAGCTTGGCGGCGAGAGTGGAGTCATCCGGCGATTGATCGGCACCCGACGAGGGGCCGCGCCGCGACGCCACGAAGCCGTCCGGTTGCATCAGCTGGCCGACCTTGTGCAGTGCCGCGAACAGCGCGGGGTGCTTCCCCGGCTGAAAGGGTGACTCCAAGAACTGCTGCAGCGCGCCTGAGGGGTCGAGCTTCTCGACCGCTTGCCGAACGGTTGCGCGGCTCTCATCGAGCTTCGCTCCGCCCAGCTCCTTGTGGTTCGCGATCTGGCTTTCCCAGTCGCTGACCATCGCGGCGAGGTGTTCCTGACCCATCCGGTGCGTCGTTGGCAGCAGTGTGTCGATCAGCTTCTGCGCCCGATCCTGCGGCAGTCCGAGTTCGCGAGCGACCTTCTCGACCGAGTCGACCACTGGCTTGGCCAGCTGGTATCCCTCGGGGAGATCCTTGGGCACGGTGAACGCCGAGTAGCGTTCTGGTGCTCCGGTGGCATCCTTCGTCGGCGCCGGCTGTGCCGGCGGCGTCGTCGTGCCTGGTGTGGTCGTCGCTGGCGCAGATTGCGCTGGCGGGGTTGCCGCTGCAGGCGGTGTTCCTGCTGGCGGCGCTGGCGGCGTTCCTACCGGTGGTGCAACCGGCGGCGTTGCTGCTTCAGCCATCGTCGTTCTCCGTGAGGAGGAGTTGCCAGTGCTCCAGCTTCAACTCCCCAGTCGCGAGCGCCCGAACCAGCACCAACAGCAGGCCGAACGCGCGAGCGCGCTGACCCTCGTTGAAGCAGAGTTGCCCGTGGTTCTGGTTGAACGACGGGTGCGGTGTCGCGTGAAGGATGTCGATGCTGGCCTCGCGAAGGGTGCGCCGCACATGGCTGCGTCCCCTCGGCCCTGACATGAGCCAGATCGCTTCCCTCGTCCGCGCCTCGAGATCGCGCGCCCGCATCTCCGCCAGGGTCGGCTGAGACTGGGTGCCGCGCAGCTCTCGTTCGGCCAGTTCAACTGGGTCGTGATCGCTCACGCCCAGGACCGTAGGCACACCAACAATTCCCGATTGCGGCGCTAGCTATTCATCGATCCGCAGATCCTTCGCGGCGGTTCATGGCCGCGGCGCCGGCGGCAGGTGCTCCGGCTGGGCGACGACCAGTTGCTGCGACGGGTCTTCCTTCGGCATCTCTGGCACCCAGTGCAGCTCGAGGTGCAGGCTCTTCGCCACCTGCTGCACGACGAACAGCAGGCCGGCGAAGACTCGCTGTGCGTGCACGTTGTTGGTGACGGTCAGCCGGGTCTCCGTCGGCGTGCAGACGACCATGACGCCGGTTTCGACCGGGCCGCAGACGGCCTCGAGCGCCTTCCGGCGGACCTCCCCATCGCGGTGCCGCAGGCCTGCGATGATGTCGGTCTCGGTCATGCCACGGCCAGGGTTGTCGCTTTCGCTGGTGAGGATGCGCATGGCCGCGGATTCTACCTTACGCGAGGGCGAAGATCCCGATGCGCAGCACCTGCAGGGCGATGTCGCCGACGGCGCCGACGCGCTCGGAGGCTCGGCGGGCCATCTCGTGGCGTGTCTGCTCGTCGCGCGTCGAGGCGGCGGCACGCAGCAACGCCAGCACCGCCGGCGAAGTCGAGTTTCCGGCGCTCTCCTGCTGCGCGATAGCCGCGGCGGCTTCGACGATGGTCTCGTCGCTGATCATCGGTGGTGCTTCCTGAGCAGCTCGGCGACCGTGGTCGTGACCACCAACGCGAACACTGGCGACGTTGGGTCGATGTGGGCGAGTTCGTCGATCTCGAGGGATCCGTTGCGGTTCACGTCGAGCAAAGCGAACAGGTCGGGCGCGCGCTTCTGCAGTTCCGGGCCAAGGAACATCAACACCAAGGCCTGACCGTAGACGCGCACCAGATCGGCCACGATGGTTTGCACGCTGCGCTCGCTGCCGGCGGCCTTCTCGTCGGCGGTCAGCTTCGCATCCCAGGCCACGAGCAGTTCGGCGAGAGCGGGCGCCTCCTGCTTGTCGATGATGCCGTCGACGGTCGCGTCGCGCACCGCTGTCCAGCGATCACGGTCGGCCTTCACGTCCTGCGGCGATGGGCCAGACGAGCAGGCAGCCACGCAGAGAAGGAATGCGGTTGCGGCGGAGGTCTTCATGTCACTTGTTCTTGTCCTCGAGGATCTGGCGCATCAGGGTCATCTGGGTCTCGCCCATCTTCTCGATGGTGCTGGCGTGCGCGTTGGCCAGTCGCTCGTGCATCTCTCGATCGGCCTCGCGCTCCCTGGCGCGCTCCTGGTCCCGCGCCAGGCGCTCTTCCCTCAGGAACCTGAGGAAGACGAGCACGGCCGCGAACATCAGCACGGCGCTACCGCCCCCGGCGAGATCCTTCCACGGGATCTGCCCTGGATCCTGCGGTGGCAGGAACGTGTAGACAGCGAAGCCGACGACGGACCCTACGGCCAACGTGACGACGGTCGCGATCGGAGCGGCTGCTGAGGTGATGGAAAGCGCGGTCGACATCTGGAATACCCCGGATTCTTAGGAGCGCATCACGCTGCGGATTCCTGTTCCTGCTGCTCTTGCATGTCGCTCAGCGCGTTGCCGCCGTCCGTCGGCGAGTTCGCCAAGTCGCGCTGAGCGGCGGCGGTTTGGCGGTTCAGCATCACCGCGTCGCGCTGCGCTTCGGCCTGTGCGCGAGCTTGTCGCACGGCCTGCACGTCTTCCTCGCGCACGAGCATCTCGCTTGGCACGCCGAGCTGGCGGCCGTAGATGCGGGACCACTTGTCCCAGTTCACGTTGTCTAAAACGTCGGGTCGTCCGCCCTTGGCGATCGCGAGTGCGCCACCAACGAACCGGTCCACGCCGTTGGCGCCGGCAAGCCGCTGCGCCTGCGCCAGGATCGACACGAACTCGACCGACAGGCTCACGCCGGCGAGTTCCGGCGGCGGCGGCAGAAGCGCACCGACGCGCAGCATCTCGCGGAACGTGATGTCGATCATCGGCTGCAGCAGCTCGTTGTGCAGGCGCTCGAGTGTCGGCCCGAGCATCAGCAGCTTCTCCTCGTGGCGCTCCATCACCTCGGTGGCCGTCATGTTCGAGCCGGCGCCGGCCTGCGCCAGCATCAGAAACAGATCGGTGAAGAACGACTGCTGGATCCGTTGGCGAACGTCCTGGATGTCCATCAGCAGGTGGTCGAGTTTCAGGTTCACCTCGAACGCAGCGCGGATTCCGCTGTTGGGCGACACCTGGTCGAACGGCAGGAGCATTCCCGGCTCGTAGTAGGTGATGCCGCCAGGCAGTGCCTCGTTCTCGCGGTTGGCCAGATTCGATGGCACCTGCAACGGCGGCTTTGTCTGGTAGTCGATGCCCTGGCCCTTGCGCAGCTGCTCCTGCTGCAGCTGTCGCACATCGCCGAGCGATTCCATGCCAGGCGACGTGCCGTAGGTGTCGTCGCCGTCGACCGTCCAGCGCGGCGCCAGCACCGGGAAGTAGTCGAAGCCGCTCTCGCGCAGAATCTTCGTGTCATCGTCTCCAAGCTCGAAGTAGATCGACTTCCACGCCATGTCTCGAGCGAGCGGCGATCCGGGCCGGCGCTCGGTGTCGTCGCGCGGCTCGATGACGTGCAGGAGTTTCACCGGCTGTTCGAGGCTGTGGTCGTTCCATGCCTGCTGGACGGATCGGCTGCAGTTCGCCCAACCGAACTCGCGCACGACCTCGGCCACGCTCTTCTCGAACTCGCGGTAGACGGTGTTGACCTGCCCCTGCCAGTCCTGCTGCAGGCAATACTGGCCGCAGGTGACCGGGTAGTGGTGGATCACCTGGTTGAAGTCCGGGAGCACGACGCTCACGGCGGTGCCGAACGCTCCCATCTGCTCATACATCTGGTGCAGCACGCGGTAGGTGTTGCTCTTCGCGAACACCCTGTGCATGCGTTCGGCAGTGTCGTCCAACCACAGTTCGACCGCGTAGAAGCGGTTGAGGTCCGGGTCGGGTGTCGTCAGCTTGAACCATGGCCGCGCCGGCGATGTTGCGCCTGCCATCAGGCCGGCGCCGAGCACGCGTAGCGCGCGCGTTCCGCTGTTGTCGAGGATGCTGTTGTAGCGGTCGCGTCCACTGCGATTGCGGTCACCGACGAAGAATCGCCCACTGCGCGGCAGCAGGTGCCTCGACACGTCCGACCAGTGCGCGAAGAACGAGCTGCGCTCGGTCTTCATGGCGCCCAGGCGCTGCAGAGCCAGCTTGCGCTTGCCTTGCGGCGTCGAGATGTCGTGCACCTTCTTCGGCAGCATGTCGACGCCATAACTCTGGATAGCGGTCACGGATCACCCTAGCAGCGACGTGCTGCCGAGCTTGGGTCGCACCATCGCTCCGTTCGGACCAGTGAGGGATGTCGACGATGGGCCGGCCAGAGCGCTCTGCTGCTCCGACTGCAGCAGTCCCGCGGTGTCTGGCGATCGCTGACTCGCGCGCCTGGCCTCGAGGTCCGATTTGCGCATGTTCGCTGCAGCCGCGGCGGCCGCGTCGTTGCTGGCGAGTGTCTGATTGCGCATGGCCTGCTTCTGCTGGGCGCGCGCCTTCTCGCCCGCGTAGTATTGGATGCCGGCCGACACCAGGATTGCAGCGCCCGCGAAAGCCATCAGATCTCCTTCATCAGCAGGTGGTCCTGCGATCGGTAGCCCATCCGGCGCAGCACCAGCTCGAGCGCCGTGTTCTCCTTCGCGTGCCATTGCATGCAGCGGTATCCGCGGCCAGCGACGGCCTCCTCGGTGCGCCTGATCAGAGCCTTGCCGAGGCCGCCGCGCCGGCTGCTGGCCGTCACGAACAGCAGGTCGTTGGCACCATACGAGAGCGATCGGTAGTGCAGGTGGCTCAGCACCAGCAGGGTGACCGAGTAGCCAACCACGCGCTCGCCGTCGCGTGCCACCAGCGTCACCAGCAAGCCGTCGGCTTCCAACTGTTCAAAGCGGTCCCAGTCGGGGTCCAGGACCATCAGCGGCTTGTTGGTACAGACCTCTTCGTAGTGCTCGCGCAACAGCTCTCCGCACGCGCGGACCTCGGCGATTGGCGCCTCGACGATCGTCACCTGGTCGGTTGGTGCGAGCACCCCAGCATGGTGGTCATCGCCCCAATTCCCGATCCGGTCATCTACCTTTTCACCGATCTGGCTTCGGCGGCGGCGGCACCATCACATGCACCTGATGCACATCGTCTGGAATGGACCCAGGACCCTCGTGTCGGAACAACAACGGACTGAACAGCGGGCCGTCGACGGTCGCTCGGTAGAGTTCGTCGTTCACCTTCAGAAGCAGAGAGCTAACGTGCCGAGAGACCAACGATTGCACGCTGGGCAGCGGGATGGCCATGGTGAGCCCGTCAGCTGGTCCGCCGACGAGCCCCACAACGATCAGGAGTGTTCCGACGGGGTGTTCTGGCGACAGCATGTGCGTGGCTCTCTCAGATGTTCTCGTAGGGATCATACTCGCGCTGCCGGCGATTGCCGCGCAGTAGTGCTCGAGCCACTCGGTGCTTGGGCGTGTCCATGAGAGCGAGCACGTAGGCCGATCCGTAGTCCGGCGATCGCCCGAGGTCGTCGATGATCTCCTTGCGTCCTTGCACCTCGATGCGCTGGCCGCGGATGGCGAACTTCGGCCCGCACAGGTCGGCGAGCAGCTCGCGGTTGTCTGGCAGCTCGATCCCCGTGTTTGCCTGCGGGTCGAGGGCCTCGCGCATGCGCCACCACAGGCAGCTTCGCAGGTTGTCGAAGCCGATCTTGCCCTTGGCCGGCGCGTTCACGGTCTGGGCTGTTGGTTCGCCGACGGTGACTCCGACAACCTGCAGGTGCAGAGCCATCAGATGCCCGTATGGATGCGCCCCAACGCCGAACAGGTCGAGGTGGATGACGGCCTCGTCGCGAAGCGCTGCGACGATGAAGCCGGCGACGGTGGCGCCGTCGAGGCAGTCGCGGCCTTTGTGCACCACCGGCTCGTCGAACCACCACCCATGCCGGCGAGCGATCACCGTGTTGTCCCTGCCCTTCAGCGCGATGTCGGCGCCCAGGCTGTCCATCGGTGGCAGCTTGCTCGGGCGCTTCCATCGCTTCATGGCCGCGAGCACCCAGGCCGTCGGAATCACTTGGAAGGGGTCGTCCTCGATGCCGGCGTCGAAGTCGCCATACAGCATGCGCGAGCGCATCGGCTCGGGCATGGCCTGCAGCACCGACATGTAGTTGGTGCCCGCGTAGTAGGGGTTGTCGACGACGCGCGCCGGGATGAACGTGCGGCTCATCGGCCGCACGATCTTCTCCGCGGGGACCGTCGCCGCGTCGAAGCTGTAGTCGAAGTCACCGTTCTCGAGCACGACGAACGGCCGCTCGTCCGGCACCTCGTAGTCTTCGTTGTCGCCGATGGTCGTGAACCAGCGGATCTCTCCTGGCGCGGCCGGGTGCGGGTGCTTGCGGTCGAGCCAAGGCCCGAACATCTTGATGATCCACCGACCCTCGGGCGACATCGGCGGGTTGAAGGTCATCAGGACGCGCTTGCGCTGCGCGGGGTCGTCGCTGCGCAGCCAGCCGACGACGAACCGCGCCTGTGACTCGCGCACCTCGGTGGCCTCGTCGATGCCGATCAGGTCGTGCGGACGCCCCTGCCAGCGAGACTCGTCGCCTGGGTTGTCGAGGCCGCCGAACTCGATCAGCCGGCCGTCGTAGACCCACTCGCTACTCTGCGAGCTGTAGCCGTCGGTGCTGCCGAGGATCTGGCCGATGCGCTGCACCAGGCCCTTGGTCTGCGCTTTCTCGCGCCGGAACAGCACGGTGCGCTGGTGCTCGGTCAGCGCGAGGCCGCAGATCAGATCGCTCTTGCCCCCGCCGGCGGCGCCTCCGTAGCCGATGATGTCGGCCGTGCTCGCGCGGGCCATTGCCTGCGGGCCAGGAAGGACGCGCCACGGGCGCGAGTCGGCGCCGAGCAGGCGCTCGATCTCGGCGCGTCCCTCAGCGCTCAGCTGGCCGATGTCCATTCCCGTTGTGCCGTGGTGATGTCTGCGCCTTGGCCGCCTCGAGCGCCGCGGCGCGGGCGCTTTCCATGGCCATGATCGACGCCACGCCACGCTCGATCTGTTCGGTGGTCAGCCCGTCTGGGTTGCGCTCGTTGGCGCCCATCAGCTCGAGCACCTGCTTCGCCGGCATCACGAGATGCTCGAGCACCAGCCTCGCCGCCGTCTTGTCGCCGCCTTCCGCGTCCTCGAGCAGCTTCCTGGTCACGCGCCACAGCGCTGCTCGCAGGTCGATCCCCTCGGCGCGAGCGAACTCATCCGCGAGCGGGTAGAGGTCTGGCCGCCCCGGCTTGCGGCCTGGGCCGCCCTTGTTGCCGGCCGTGAACTTGCCTCCATGGTCGCGCTTGTCGCTCACAACACCTCAACCTCGGCGTCTTCCGCCCGCAACCGGTCGATCTCCTGCTGCAGGCGCTCGATGGTCTTCCGGCGAACGTCGCGGTTGAGAACAAAGTGCAGCAGGCGCAACTCCACCTTCAGAGCGGCACACGCCCGCAGCATGCGTTCCTTGCGCTCCTGCAGTTCCGCCGGAATGGCCGCCGGGTTTTCGAGAATGCTCACGAACACATCGATCCCGCGCACGATCTCGGCGGTGTGCACATACCCGCCGCTCGCCAGCGGCACCATGCATCCGAGCGTGTCACCCATCGGTGTCATCATAGCTCACCTGTAGTCACCGTAGACCATGTGCCGTCGCATGACCCACCGCACGTTCGGGTCGTCAAGACGCGGTATGCGCAGTTGGAGCGGAGGAGTCCAGCCGAACCGCCCTGCCGCGCGGACCTCGGCCTCGGTCCTCGTCGCGGCATCGAAGCGCAGCCCGTGCTTGCGGAAGAACCTCGTGAGGCCGTCCAGCTTGGCGGGCGAAGAAGCCGCAACCATCAAGATCGCAGGACGGCGTCCGACTCGGGTATCCTAGCGCGCGTCCTCGCGAAGGCGTTGCACGGTCTCACCGTGCCCCGGACCGAAGGGCCCGACCGCAAGAGGGTCGTTGCGCGAAGTCCCGCGGCAGCACCCCCTTGAGCCGGAACAAAGTGGCGCTGCAAACTCCTTCCGATGTTCCGACTCGAACGCGAGATGACCCCGATCGCTGCCGCCTGGATGGCGGAACGCGGACTCACCGTTCGACGCGAGTTCGAGACCCCCTGGGGTATCTGCGACCTGCTCGGGGTCCAGTTTGACGAGGAAAAGGTCCGGCACCGACTTGCACGCGGGCAACGTGAAGCCATCGGTCCTCCGGAACGAGTTCGGTTGCTGCACCGGATCCCGGAAGAAAGAGCGATCACACTGGAGCGACTCGCCAAGCTCATGGGCCACGAGCTTGCTCGCGACCTCTTGAGCGCCGACCTGACCCTGCTGCTCGACCGCAAGTTCGTCGTGAGTCCGCGCGCTGGTCAGTATCGGCGCATCAACGGATGGGACCCGATCAGCAAGTCCATCGTCGCTGTTGAGCTAAAGCTCGCTCGGGTAGTGGATGCGCTTGCTCAGGCTCGGACCAACCGGCTAGTTGCCGACGAATCCTACGTGGGGCTCCCAGCGGAAACTGCCGACCGGGTGCTGCAAGGACACCATCGCGCAATGTTCGAAGAGCACGGCGTGGGACTTCTTCGGATCACTCAGACTTCGTGCAGCATCGCGCTCGCGGCAACGCCCCAGCCTCACAGACAGGATCAAGCTCTTCGAACTCACTGCCTTGAGCGATTCTGGCGGCAGCTTGTCTCTACAGGCACGACATCATCAACTGCTTCGCAACCTTTGCAGTCTCGCGGTTAGCCGGCTTTTCTTCATCGCCTAGCAGCGGCATCTTGCTTCCGGCGACAAAAGCCGCCGACAAATCCTGATACAGGGCCACGGCGCGACCATCAGGGCGGCGGCCCACGCGGTTTGCTCATCGCAGCATGGCGGCGCCCCGCCGCAGAATTGGCACGCACCGAATGGGCGCGCATCGCGCGGGATCGGGATCACGCCGGCTCCTTACGCCGGCGCCGGCTGATGGGCTGGTGGCATGTGCGGCAGCGCGGCCGGCGGTAGTCCGCTGCCAGGCACTTGTCACACCTGGCTCGCCGCTTCGACCACTCGCCCAGGGACAGGGTGAACTGCTCACTGCAGACGCTGCACACCTTGGTCCGAACCACTGCTCGAGATCGGTTGCTGCAAGCAAACCCGCAGAACCGACGTGGTCGGGCCGTGCGCACGCCCCAGAAGTATTCTTTGCAGTAGTCGCACTGGAAGAACTGCTCCTTGCGGATCTGCCCCCACTTCTGGACCAGACGGATTCTGCCTGTGGGAACGACCTCTACCGATTCTGGTGGCGCGGCCACGTCGAGAACCAGTGGAACCTGCTTCTCGAACGGGATCTTGCCCTGGCCACGCCACGGGGCGCGCACCGCATCGCGCATGGCGCCAACGACGCGGTGTTGCGCGTAGGCTCGGAACTTGATGCCGCGACTTGGGTCGAACTGACCAAGGCACCGGTGCAGTGCGAGCAGCCCGACCTGCACCAGGTCGTCGGTGTCGACCGCGCGCGGACGCTTCACTCGACGCGCGAGCATCCGCACCCAGCCAACGTGATCGCCGAATTGCTCGGGGGAGTTCACTTCGGATCGTCCTTCCCATCCAACGCATCCCGCAGCTTCTCGAACGCCGCGCGACTCAGCTTGACACACGGAACCGGCGGGTCGCCCCAGGTGCCGGCTTCCCACTCGACGCACTTGAGCGCGTTCTCGGCTGCGTCGCGCAGGATGACGCTGCGCTCGCGGATTCCGTCGAGGATCTCGATTTCGGACTCGAACTCGCAGCGCCGGCATCTCTTGGGCTCGCCTTCCGCATCCAGGCAGTGCGATCCGTCGATGTCCGCGACGTTGCCCATCGTGTAGCGGCAGTCCCACTCGGTGCGCCACTTGCGCAGTCGGTGGTTGTCGGCGCGCAGCCGCTCGATCTCGTCGGCGGCTTCGTCGCAACTCGACAGTCCACAATCACGCGCCATCGCGTGCAGTTTGTTGATGAGCTTAGATTGGTTGTTCACTTGCGCTGCTTCGTCTTCTTGGGTTTGGGAATGGCCAACAGCTTTCGCGGGATGCGCACCGCTGCATGTTTCCGCAGCGAGCAATGCCCGCACGTCACCCAAGCCACCAAGTAGATCGACTTCTTATATGGGTAGAAGAACACGTCGTCGGTGACGTGGATCAGCTCGGAGGGACTGGTCACGCGAGCGCCTCCCGCAGCGACTCCAGCGCCGCGATGAACCGCTTCTCGACCGGGTCCTTGAAATACCCGCCCTTGATGTCGGCTAGGAACATGCTCCCCGAGAGCAGCATTTCGAGCGCCGCCTTGCGGAGTGCCTTCGTGGCGTCAAATAGCAGCGGTTCTCCGGCCGTCTGCGTGCGGGGAACGTACATCACGCCTGGGTTGGTCGAGGCCGTCACCAGTCCCTTGCTGTTCAGGTCGATGTCGGTAGCTCCGGTCGCCGTTTTCATCGGGTCGATCATGGTTTGTCTCCTTGTGTCGTTGCTGGCCGCAGCACCTCGCCGGTCTCGATCCAGGCGATGGCGTCGCAGTCGGGTTTCCCGTCGCACGCGAACCATCCGTTCCATGGCATGCCGATGCCTCCGCAGACCGGGCATGCGGTCTTGTCCTTATCGTAGTTGTAGCGCACGCCGTCGACCTTGCGGTAGTCGCCGCGCGGCGAGTTCTCGATCGGGAATGGGACGCCGGAGGGGAACACGTCTTTCACTGCGGAACTCCCGGCGGCAGCCAAGCCGCCTGATAGGTCGCGGTCGCGTCGGCGATCATCTGCGTCCAGATCGCTCGCGCGGTCGCGTTGGTCGCGTCGTGGCGCAGCACGACGGCGGGTGCGAGCGGGCTGCCGAAGAGCCAGAAGATGTTGTCTGGCACGTTCCTGCCGTCCACCGCGACGCCGCTGTAGCACTGCCAGTGATGCGTGGTCGCGTTCTCGTAGAACGTCGTCGAGACGAGATGCTGCGCCTGCACGTAGGCTTTCTCTCGCATCGCCGCGACGCCGAACACCTCGCCGGCCAAGTCGAGCCCGTAGGCTGCGACGGCGCATTGCCACGGCATCGTCCACGCGCCCGTGCCCTGCCGAGGATCGTCAACGCGCACGTCCCACCAGACTGCCGACGCGAAGGTCGCGGTGAACGCGTCCCAGCGCGCGAAGAACCTGGCCTTCACGCGCTCGGCCAGCGCTCGGTCCTCGAGCTCTCGCCACAGGTGGACGCACGCGATCGCCTCCCAGCCGACAGCCCTCGCCGCGAACCACCACGACGTGCTGAGTCCGGGCGCGACGGTCCACTGCGCGAGGTAGATGGTCGCCTGCGATCGCAACTCTTCCTGCAACGCTGGCGAGCCCGTCAACCTCGCCGCGCACGCGAGCGTGTTCATCAGCCAGTGTTCCACGTCCGGCCCCCACCATCCGTTCAGTTGCGTCTCGCTGGCGTTCGTCGTCTTGCCGAGACGGTCAGGCGAGACGCTGGAACTCGGGTGCGGCCGACCGTCCCACAGGATCAAGCGCGGGTTGGTGTGCCGCGCCAGGTCGAGAATGCTGCCGTCAACCTCGCGGTGGTGGTTCGGGCGGTTGCTGTATTTCAGAGCGCCGAGGTAGCGGATCAGCTCGACGCCGGCCGAGTTCGGCACGCAGATCTCGCCGCCCACGAACACCTGGTCGCCGGTCTGCGCTCCCGTGATCCCGCTGGCCGGCGCCGGCCCGACCGTCCCCGGCTGCCATGAGTGGAGTGCCGCGACGCTCGCCGGCAGGACGCCGCGCGCCCACGCGACGCTGTCGAAGTTCGCCGGCACGAGCGGGTTCCCGTTCGGCAGCAGGTTCAAGACGCCCGACCCGCCGATCGCATACTGTGCGTCAGCTATCAGGCTTGCATTCTGCGTCGGGTCGCTGAAGTGCCGGAGCCATACGAGGGTGAGCGGGACGGTCCTGGCCTGCCCGTCGCCGAAGGTGGTGCCGGAGGGGACGAGCACGCCGGGCTGAGCCTGCCCCAAGGGGAGCACGATCGCGTCGCCGAAGCTCAGCGTGATCCCCGCCGGCAGCGTCTCGGTCACCTGCGGGACCAGCGGGTTGCTCGCCGTGACCGTCGCCTCGGCGTGGCACCAAGGCTGGTCTGGATACCACGTCGTCCAGAGGTCCACGACCATCATCTGCGTTCCGCGCACGCGCGAGCGCCAGTGAGCCGTCCATCCCGCGCCGTCAATCTGCGCCGACAGCAGCGGCAGCGCGGTGCCGTTCGCCATCGGCATGCCGCCGAACCATGCCCATCCTTCCTGCGGGATCTGCGGGACCGGCTGCGCGCACGGCGTGAGCGTGCCGAGGTCGATCGACGTGCGCTGGCCGGCAGCGAGCGAGCACCAAATGTCGCAGGCCCACGTCTCCAGGCCGGTCTTGCGGCCGACGACGTATTGCCACTCGATGTCGCCGTTGCGGCCACCGCCAGTCACCGCGTGCCCTTGCACGGTGACCGGCGCTTCACTGAGTCGCCAGCCGCTCTGGGCCGGTGGAAGGAAATCCACGGTCACGCGATGCCAGCCGACAAACGCGTTCGTCGACGTGTTCGCGAGTTGGACGACGACCGAGGGCGTCGCGGTCGTCGGCGTTCCAGTGACGTGCGGAGTCTGCGCGTGGATCGGTGCGCACATCGAGCAGATGAGCGGGAGTAGGTATCTCAACGTGGTCATGGGGCTCCTCCTGCGGTTGGGTGACGGAGAACACTGCGACCGGCATCGGTGATCTGGCACACGTCGGCCTGCCGGCCAGTGCGGCCCACTACGCGGGTGGCGCCGGTCGGCTCGATGAAGCCCAAGCTGCGCAGCTCGCTGCAGCGTGGCCAGATCCGCGGGTGGCTGATGGCATCGCCGGCCTCCTCGTCGGTCAGATCCTGCTGCAGATACAGCTGGAGAACTTGGAACCGCAGCGACCCGGCGAGCACCTGCATCGACCGCGCGGCCGCCTTGCTGGTCTCCGGCCCGCTGTCGGGAACTGGCGCAGCTGCCACCAGGCGATCCATCTCGGCGTCGAGCCTCGAGACCACCTCGTCGACGCTGCCGCATGCCTGCGCGACCTTCTTCGCCGCCAGCAGGCCGGTGATGATCCATCGCCGCGTCTGGTTCATGTGGTGCCGAATGGTAGCCGTTAACGACCGTTAGAACACGGTTATCGAGAAGGGCGTGGCGGTCCGAAAACGGCCGATACCACCCCGAGCCGCAACGAACCGCAGCGGTTCGCGTGCGCTTCGCACGAAAAAGCCCTCACGACCCCGCCAGGCCGTGAGGGCAACCATGCGTCCTATCGTTCAGGGGCAAAGAGCGCGTGCCGTCCACCGCCCGGTGACCGGCACGAGAAGGGGGATCCTACGTCTCGTCGCCGGGTTCGCGCGCCGGCGTTTCGCTGCGCGCCGCGGCCATCACGTCGAGCTTCTCGGCGAGCTTCTCGAGGTTCTCGAGCGGCAGATCGCTGAGCCTGGTCTTCTCCGTGTGCTCGATCGCCAGCTGCTTGAGCAGGCCGAACAGGTCGTCACGCCCGAGGCCGAGCGCCCTGAGCATGTCGGCGCACTCGCGCGCCTTGGTCTCGATCGCAGCGTTCTCGTCGGACACCACCGCTCCGGTCGCGGCCGCCACACGCTGCGCTGCGGTCCCGGTCGTCGTCGCCGGAGTCACGGTCACTTCCGCATCCCGCATGATCTCCTCGACCTCGTCGGTCTCGTAGCAACCGAACATCACCTCCGCGGCGAACGATCGGCCGACGCTGGTGATCGCGCGCGCCGCCAGCATGGTCTGCGGATACAGCTTCCACGGGCCGCTCTTGTTCCACAGCCCGGCCGTGATCGCTCGGGCCTTGTCCCAGGTTTCGGGCGCGGACTCGGAGCCGTCCGGCGCGATCAGCTGCAGCGTGACTCGCTCCTGCGTCTTCTCGAGCCACTTGAGCTGGTAGCCGGCAGCCTTCAAGCGCGCGACCCAGAACGAGTAGTCGGCGGTGGGCCGTCCCTCGACGACGTGGAACGCGCGCAGGCTCGCCATCGGCCCGATGCCCAATTCGTGGCCGGCCATCACGGTGGCGACGATCTTGCCTGGATTGCCCACCATGCCCTTCGGGATCGCCCCCTCGGCGTTCTGGATCATCTCGGCGAACTGCATCACCTCGGCGACCGTGCGGAACTCGATCTTCAGAGGACGCACGGACACGACGGCCGGCGGAGACGCGGTGGGGATCGCGGGATTCTGGATGCGTGGGAGTGTGTTGGTCATGGCTTGTTCAGTTCCTTCCAGTGCTTCGTGGTTCGGACTTGTCGATACTTCATGGGCTTGACGACGTGCTCGGCCTTCTCGATCAGCTTGCACGTCACGAGGGGGTCGCCGCCAGGGCCGATGGCGCACTCGGCGTCGCCGAGCTTCGCGCGGATGGCGAATGCGTTCGCCTTCGCGCGCGCCTCGAGGTCGCGCTCTTCCGCCCTGATCCGGTCTCGCTCGACCAGCATTCGCACCAGCTCTTCGTCGGCCGGGATGCTCTTGCCACGCGCGATCAGGTGCAGGCGCTTGATGTCCTCGAGGTCGACCGCCGGCGGAGGGATCTCGGGAAGCACATGCTCGGCCCAGAACGCGTCAACGTGGGAGCGGATCGAAGCGGCCAAGCGGGCCGAGTATTGCACTCGAAGCACCGGCAGGTCGCAATGCGCGACGATCTCTGCCGGCGTGAGCCCGAGCAGGTCGCGCATGTCGTAGGGCCAGAGCAGGACCGGGTAGTCGATCTCGTCGCACCCTAGGATGTCCGCATACCAGGTTCCCTGCACGACGTAGTGCAGCGGCACTTGGTCGGTGTCGGCACCGCCCCAATCGCCGGCGAACACGGTGGACTTGGCCTCGACGACCCGGCGCCAGCCTCGAACGTTAGCGATCGCGTCGACCGATGCGCGGCGGTAGCCGTCGAGCACCGTCGGCAGCGTCTCCATGGTCGAGCCTGCTGGCAGCTGCTCTCGGTATGCGGCAAGGATGTGCGGCTCGAAGCGCGTGCCAGCGCGCGTCGCCGGCGTGTCGACGGTGTCGCGCTGGCCGAGCACCTTCTCGCGCCACACGTCCAGGCGCGTGCGGAACGGGCTGATCCCGAGCACCGCTGCCACGTCGCTTCCTCCGATGGTCCGAGCCTTGTCGATCTGGATGGCGCTCATGCTTCAGTCTCCATCTGCTCGCGCAGCTCGCGCAGTTCGGCCTCGGCCGCCTCGGCGCGAGTGCGTTGCTGGTCGAGTTCCTCGGTGAGCCGAGCGATCTCCTGCAGCAGACGATCGGACTCGGCAACCAGTGTGGTGACGACGCGCTCTGTTGCCACGACGGTAGGCACGATCTTAACGGGCCGCAGGTGCGGGAAGTTGGCGACGTGCCCATGGTCTCGGAACGTCACCGCCACGAACAGCACGGCCTTGCCCAGCAGCACGAACCATCCACCGGGCCAATCGATGTAGGCGTCCGGCTGTTCGTATCCGAGGTCGCGCAGCCTCGCTGCGACGGCGTTGTTCGCAGGCGAGCAGTTCTGCCACGGGCGCCATCGGTCCATGCGCGAGACGATCTGCGCCCAGTGGTGGTGCCGCATCGCGGCGTGCGCGTCGTTGAGTTCTTCGGACCGAGCTTCTGGATTGTCGAGGCGAGCGTTCATGAGTGTCCGTCCTTTACTCCGAGGATGGCCGTGATGGACTCCAACCACTGACCGGGGATCACCCGATCGATGGCGGCGAGGTGCTTCTTGATCCGGTCGATGTCGAGGATCATTGAGCCGACCTAGCCCACAGGAAGTAGATCGCAATGCAGACTACCGAGCCGAGGATCTCGGCATGCTCGGGGCGGCGCTTACTCACAGCTTCTCCTCAACGCTGCACCTCCCGCCGACTGCTTCGCTTCGATCTCAGCGGCACGCTGCTCTGCTTCCTTGGCGGTCTCCTCGTAGAGCTTGATCGACTCCACCGAGATGCCTCGGGTGGCCCGCGCATGCTTCGCGAAGGAGCGAGCGTCACGAGCACGGGCGCGCCAGTAGGCGACGGTCTCGGTCGGGTGGAGATTCACAAGGCACCGCCTTGCTGCAGCACGAGTGAGTGCAGCCACTGCGTGGCCTTCGCCACGAGTTCATCGATGCGCTTCCGGTTCTGCTCGATGACCACTCTCGAGTGTTGCCGAAGGAAGTCGTTGTGTGGCTCGCGCCGCAGGCAGCCGGCGAGGAATGCGGCCACCGAAGCGCGCTGCGAGTAGGGAGACCACCGCGGCCGGCGGGCCCGGCAGGCGGAGCGGGCGCCGGCGGCCAGCGCGCGCAGGTCGGGCGACAGATTCTCAATCGCGTCCTCGAGGTTCGGCCCGGCGACCTGCTCTTCGTAGTGCTCGCAGCCGCGCTCGCAGAAGTCCACGTTCTCGTCGTGCTCGGTGCAACGCAGCTCGGGGATCTCGTGCAGCGCCGCTCGCGCACCGAGCCGGTAGGCGTGGCGCTTCGCATCGTCGTTCGTTTCGCGAGCTACCACCGCCAGCAGCTGGCTCCGCGCGCGCTGGTGCCTCTGGTGCAGGGAGCCAGTGGTCGACTCCGCCTCGGTGTAGTGCCACGTCGCGCGCTCCGCGATCCGCTGGGTCGCCGCTGAGCAGCGGGGCGTGGCGGCCGTGCAGCCGTCGTGGTCGCCAAAGCAGTGCGGGCACTCCGTCGTCTTCTTCGTCGTCATCGTTCGCGTCCTTGTTGTTCGCCAGGTGAGAAGCGCGAGGCAGCAGGGCGAACGTTCTGCCCGACCCAGGAGCTACCCGAGCCGTTGCCTCGCGTGATGAAGTAGACACATCCTGGCCGATCCTATCAAGCCAAGGGTGTAGATTCTTTCGGCCATCTCCGGCACCATGCTGAACATGCCCACCACTGAGACCTTCACCGACCTGACCAACGTCTGCGCGCCGGGAGTGTCCTGGGGCGAGGTCGCGAAGCTGACCGGCACCAGTCCGCGCACGATCTGGCGCCTGCGGCACGGTTTGCTGGTGCGCCCAACCCGCGGCACGCTGCAAAGCATCGCCGTAGGCTACGGTTGCCCGCTGGCTCGGGTCGAGGCCGCGGTGGCCGTCAGCCGCCAGCAGCAGGTCGCCGCTCGGAAGCGCCGGCGGACGGCGCGGGTCTGACCACGCTCCTGGCGATCTCAAGCAGCACGTCGCGAAACTCAGGCGGAGTCGCTGCCGCTGCCTTCTTGCCAACTCGGGGGCGGTCGCTATGCGCGAAGGTCCGGTTGCTGCACCACGACACGAGCGCCTTGCTTAGTTGGTCCGGTCCGCTTCCCCACCGCAGGCGCGGCGGCGGCCATATACCGTGCGCGTAGAGCCACGTCGCCTTTTTGGCTGGGTGCCCGTAGCGACCCTGCTCGACGTGACAAGTCCAGCCTCCGCATGGTGTGCGCAGCCAGCCACCGTGGCGCTCTGGTCCGGGGATGCCGAACTTGATCCACGCATCCGAGTAGGCGGGATGCTCGAGAACGCCGCCCCATCGCCGAACGCTCGCCAGCGCCGACGCGAAGCAACCGCCGTCCTCGCCCTTTTTGTGCCCCCATCGAGCTTCGACCAGCCCAGCTAGCCGGCACCATCGCGTGCAGGGTGGGTGCGCCACGACCGGGTGCGGCCCATGGTAGAGCCTCGCGTCGCGCTTCTCGTCCCACAGGTCGACGCCTTCCAGGCCGGCATAGCAGCCCTTCGGATCAACGAACAGGGCGGCGATCACTGCCGGCTCCCGTCCACCACGTCCACCCAGCAACGGACATGCGGATCCTCGCTGCGCTCGCCCATACGACCGCTGACCGCCACGAACAGCTTGTCGTCGATCGACCACGCGCGCGCCACGCCGTCTATTCCCGACTTCATGCGAGCCAGCAAGTTGTCGAGGTCGAACGCACCGCGCATCGGCGGAACGAACAGCATCGTCATCTCCAGCTCGCCGATCGGGATCTGCCGGCAGCCCTGCTCGAGCATCGCGATGAAGCACGCGTCGCGGTAGGACTTCAGGGCCTTGTGCAGGCGGGACCAGTGCAGGCCGCGAGTCCGGTTGGGGCCAAGGACGGCAGGAGGCCACTCCAGGCGAAACTCGGCGATCATCGCTTGCTCAGCTCCTTGCAGGCTTCGTCGGGATTGTCGACCCAGTGCGCGAACAGCCCTGCAGGCTTCGCGCCGCGGGATGCCGCCTTCTTCGCGAGCTGCAGGAGATCAGCAGGAGTGATGCCGACTGCGTGGATCCGAGCAACGGCTCGGGTCAGGTCGAGGTCTCGCGATCGAGCGTTGCGTCGGTAGCTCGTCGCTCTGAGCGCTGTGAACAGCTCGGCCGCCCCTGTGATCGGTCCGGGCCGATCGTCACGCTCTCCCTGATCAGACGCCCTCCTGCAGGACGAATGCTCCCTGGTCCCACGGGAAGGACACAGAGGGACTGCATCTGCCTCTGCTTCTGCATCTGCCTCTGCTTCTGAGGGAGAAGTCGCGTTAGCGCCCGTTACTTCGTTAGCCGTAACACCAGCTCGACGACGTTCTCGGTGGCGCCGGACGCGCTCCGCCGTATCGATCTGCTGTCGCGTGCGCACGTCGCGGTAGTTCGCGTGGTTCAGGACCAGCCACCCGCCCGGCACAGCCTCGATCCTTTCGCCGGTGGTGCCATCCCGGCTCTCCGGGTCGGGGCCCAGGAAGCACGTCAACGCCGCCTGGCACTGCTCAGGCGAGACGTTCGAAGCGCGCGCCAGCCCGCTCACAGACGCCTGGACCACGCCATCCTGATCGGCCATGGCCAGTAGGGTGACCCACACGCAGCGGATCTCGGCTGACTCCTTCCAGATCGACGAGTAGATGATCGTGCTGTGCAGCTTGGTGAACCCGGTCATGGGGCGCTACGTGTAACGGTCGGCAACGCGGATTCAACCCCGTTTTCACCCGGCCTGCATGCCGTTCTCATCCGTCCGATCCGTCCGATCCGTCCCCGGACGGTTTGGACGGAAGGGGCACCTCGCGGGTTGCGTGCGTGCACCACGTGTGCACGTGCACGCCGAAAACGTGCATTCGCACGGAGGGGCACCTCAGTTCGCCCCACGGGGGTCGTCGCGGCTCGGCAACTGCTTGGCGTCTGGCCGCGCTGGCTCTGGCGCCCTGAGACGATCGACCAACGCCCGCGCCCTTGTCACCTCGGGCGGGATCGCCACGCCACAGCCGCGCAGGGCCTTCGCCGGCAGCACCGCGAGCATCTCCAGTAGGTGCCCGGGGATCGGCCTCCCGCTGTCTCGGAACGCTGCGGCAGAGCGCAACAGTGCTTCAGCTCGCCGCCTCTGGTTGTCGTCGTAGGACTTCACGGCGCCGTCATGTCCATGCGGTCGGCCACCATCGCTGAGCCCAGCTGGTGCCCGGCATCGAGCAGCTGCTGCCGCACCCATTCCCCCTCGTTGTAGGCTCCGGGTCGCGACCACTCGACGTTGATGCACAGGCTCTTGGCGTTATCGGGCCTCTGAAATCGTCTCCCGTCCCACCGGAGCTTGTGCAGTTCGAGGCCGATCCACGCAAAGCTGCGCTCGGCAGCATCGAAGCGATGCACGTTCAGTTGGTATAGAAAGGTCTCGCCGCTGCTCCTGAGACCAACCGTCCACGCGTTCTCCTCAATGTCGCGCACCATCCGATCCCGCAACATCTGCTCGGTCAGCAGGCGAGTCTTCAATCGGGCAATCTCGGCGCGCAGGCCGCGGATCGTGCCTCGCGCCCGACGGTGCTGGGCCTTCTTGTTCACCATGGGATAACCCCAACCCAGCGCGCCCTTGGCATGCTGTGTCCCTCCTGGCCGTCCAGGTCGGTGAGGTGGTGCGCGAACAACACCGAAGCGCTCGCAGCGCCTCGTTCATGGCATCGGCGCCGCCGCTCTCGAGGCCGCGCCGTTTCGCTGCTCCCTTGTTCAGGTGGAGCGTCAGAGTGCACCGGGTTGGGGAGGTGTGTCATGCTACTCGCGCGGGAAACCGCGCGCCCCCATGGGATCGCCGGCGGCCGAACGTGTCAAGAGTTGGCTAGCGCAGCCTGGTGGTGGACAACCGGCGCGCGGCGGCGAAGCCAATCCTCGCAGGCTGCGATGGCCAGCGTCTGGCGACGCGACGTGATGGGGATGTCGCGCATCACGTTCGCGCACTCGCGCATGATCTCGGCTGCATCCTCGAGCAGCTGCGCCGGCAGCGTCCTGGCGATCGGCTGCTGCGATCCGCGATCGGGCGGGGCTGGCGCGCGCCGGCGCTCGACCTGTCGCGGATACCGCCGCACCGGGCGCCGAAGCGCGTCCTCGAGATCCATCCCTGACCGCAATCGGCTCTTCACCGTGCCGACATCGAGGCTATGGCGCCGGCAGAGTTCCGCCAGCGAGATCTCGCGGCCCCGGTATGTGACCATCCGAGCGTGCACGTCGGCGCGCGATGCTACTGGCCGGTCTACCGCAACACCAGGCGGGCCGGGCCTGCCAGCGGCACACCGGTGACCATCGTGAACCACGCCGCGATGACGCGCCAGTCGGCGTTGGTGGTCTGGTCGCCCATCGCCGCCTTGCCGATCTCAAGGAGCCCGCGGTAGAAGTCTCTCGCCATCGTGGCGCCTGGCGCCTCGAGCACGCGCGTGCCGTCGCTCTGTGCCAAAGCGAGCAACAGCGGCCCGGCGAACGGCACAAGCCCTACCGCGTTGCGTGCCAGGTTGCCGCCAAATCCCATCGCTAGGTCGTCGATCTTCGAGTCGTCGTGGTCGCGGTCATCGATGCCGCCGCGGAACAAGGTCTTCACCGCATACTCGAGCACCGCCGGCAGCAGCAGCGCCCAGCCGAACGCGGACGCGCGCGACTGCGAGCCCATGATCTGGTTGAGCACCAGGTTGCTGTAGTTGCCGAACTGCGTCCACAGCGACACGAACGGATGCGTGATCGAGAATGGCGCCATGCTCTCGGCGTTCGCGGCGCCCTGCGCCAGTCGCACAGCCTGGTCGGCGCGCTCAACGGACTCGGCCTCGGACAGGTTGGCGTCCTGTGACTCGTGATACGAGCCGAGCCACGTCGCCTTGTCGGCGAACATCTGGAACACGCGCTGAGGGAAGAACGCCCATCGCGCCATCGCTTGCCGCGCGCCCGAGATGGTCGCGGCTACCGGACCCTTCGATGCACGCGAGATTTCCTGCTGCAGCCGCATCACCTGGTCGTCCCACCGCTGTTGCATCGCCGGCGATCGGTCTGTGATGAACGTGGTGGTGATGTGCGGGCTCCACAGCACCTCTCGCGACGCCGCGCGCAGGTGCTTCCCCGCGACGTAGTTTCGCGCGTTGCTGACGCCGCCCGCCTGCAGCATTGAGTTCGCCAAGTTGAACCCTAGGTATGCCAGGCTCGCAGCGCTCCGCATCACGCGAACGGCGCTGTCCAACACGGGCCATTGCGTCGGCAGGCTGGTTCGCTGCAGCGCCGCGTTCTGCATCGTCGGGACGATCACGCGCGTTAGCAGTTCCCGATCGTATTCGTTCAGCAGATCCTCAAAGCGCACCGATCCTCCGCCCTCGGTCTCGAGCCGGCCGCGGAGGATCTTGTGCATGTCGTTGAGCACCGGTTCCAAATGGATGAACCGAAGCTCTTCGTCGACGTTGCTGACCATGGAGCCAACATCGAGCTGCAGCGGCGGCCGGTAGCTGTCGGATCGGTTCAGCGTGAATCCCTTCTTCGTGCCGACACTGTATTGGAAGTCGTCGGCGGTCGACGTGAACTCGGCGTCGGCAGAGCTGTAGCGCTGCAAGAACTTCTTCGGCGCCAATCGGCGGTCGGCGCGCTTGGGCGTGTAGCCGCCCTCGAGCACGCCGAACGGCGTCTGCACGGCGCGCTTCTCGATGGTCTTGAACTCGTAGCCGAAGCGCAGCTTGTGCGTCGCCTGCGCGAGCGGCAGAAGCCCCTCGAACGTCCCCCACCAGTCGGTCAGGAACTTGTTGTCGGCCTCGGTCAGAATCTTCTCGGCGTAGAACCAGCGAACTGCAGCATCCCAGCGCGAAGTGTCGAGTTGCTTAGTGCCGTCCTTGCCCTCGACCATCTCGCCCCAGCCGCGGCCGACGAGGTTGGCTTCCAGGTTCGACAACGTGCCCGCGTTGAGCATGGCGCCGAGGATCTCGCGCACGCCGTTGAACGTGAACTTCTGCCCATTGCCGCGTAGGTCGGGAACGTCGATGCGCGTGTGCCATGCTGCACCATGCCGCTGCTGCGCCTCGCGGATGGTCTCGGCGAGCCGCGCGACGAGCGGCGCCTTGGCCGCCCGGTAGCGCTCCAGAGCGCGATTCATGGGCAGCACGAGGTATCGCTGGAACGCGCCACCAGCCTTGCCGCCGTCGATGTAGCGGGCCGCGTGCTCCCAGATCTTGAGGCTCGACAGCACGCCCCATCCCTCGAGCACGACCGTCTTGAGCAGTCCCGGAGTGTGATCTGCTGGCGGCCTGGCGGTGTTCGAGCGAGCTGGTGCGGATGCCAGCTGGCTGGCGAGTTCGCCGAGCGCCTGGCGTGTCGCGATCTTCGAGGCCTCGCTGCTGAGCTGGCGCTCGTCGGCGGCAGCATCCCACAACTGCTCGCCGACCTGCCGCAGCTCTCGGAACTCCGCGACGGTGAGGTGGCGCCAGTCGAGCAGCTTCCCGGTGGCGATGGTTGGCGTGCTGGCGAGATGCGCTGGCTTGGCCCGGGCGAGCAGGGGCTTCAGCCGCTCCCACTCGACCGGATGCTCTGTCGCGACACGTTCGAGCGCCTTGTTCGCCAGCGCCACGCGCTGTTCGCTCTCGAAACCTGGGTGCAATTGGTAGGCCGCCGCGAGCGCCTGCGCCGCGTAGGCGAGGTCGATGTCGCGCGTCTTGGCGATCGCTGCGTCGGTGCCGTCGAAGGATCGGAGCAGGCGCACGCCAACGCCGACCTCCTTGCGCACCTTCTCTGCCTGCGAAGCCATCTGCTCGAGCATCAGCTGGCGACGCTTCCACTGGATTGCCGCGACGCGGTCGCCTTTCTGCACCGCCTTCTGCGCTGCGAGGCTGGCGCGCTTCACGCCCTCGAGCATGCCGCTGGCCGACAGGTCGCCGACGGCGCGCCCCTCGAGCGCTCGGCGGGCCGCTTCCTTGGCTACGGCCATCGTCACACGCACCGGCTCCATCGACTTGTCGAGCGCTCGCAGCTCGGCGGCGACGAACCGCTGGCGGGCCTCGTTGTGCAACGCATCTTCGGCGGCCGCGCGCCGCTGGCGTGGGTCGGCAAGCTCGGGATGCTCTTGCAGCATGCGCGCATCGAGCGCCTCGTCGACGGCGGTGTCGATCGGCTTTGCGGTCAGCATCGCCTGCAGCAGATCGCGGCTGGTGGGGAAGCCGAACATGCCGGCAACCGTGTCTACCGGCAGTCCGTCTGCCGCCAGGAACTTGCGCAGCGCCGCCATCTGCTTCTCCGGCGGCAGCGTCGCCAGAGACTTCGTGGACTCGTCGGGCAGCAGTTCGGTGCCAAGCAGATCTTGCTCGACCACACCAGGGGCAAGGATCGACGCCACCTCGTCGCGGCTGAGCTTGTGGACGCCTTCCGCCTTGTGCACTTGCCCGTCGGCCTCGACCTCGCCGGTCTGCAACCAGCGCATCGCGCGGTGCACCGGTTCCTTGCGGACCTCCTGCTCGACCTCCGGGCGCATCTTCTCGCGCACGGCCTTGGCTTCGCGCCGGCCGGCCACGTCGGCCTTCGCCAGTTCGCGGCCGAGCCACTTCATCACGCGCAGGCTCGACGCGTCCATCTTGGCGACGGCCGCTTCGTCCGCCTCCTGATGCAGGCGCTGGTGTTCCGCCCACGCGGCGTTGTCCATGCCGGATTCCTCCTGCGTCAGGAACGCTGGGACCGCGCCGCGTGTCGCCTGCGCTGCCTGCACGGCCTGCTCGCTGGCGACCATGCGATCCATCACCGCTCGGATCTCTGGCGTCAGCCGCTTGGCGGCAGTCGAGAGCATCAGTCGGCTGTAGACGCGGCGCAGGAACGCGGACAGGCGAGCGAACAAGCGGGCGAGACCGGGTTCTGGAGCGCGCCCCTCGAACAGGTGCGCCTCCCAGGACTCGGCGAACATCTCGTGCGCCTTGCGCTTCTCGGCCAGCGTCTTCGTCTTCCACGATTCCGGCGTCTCGCCGGCCCACGAGAGGAACGTGTTGAAGTCGTCGACGAACTTCGGATGCGCCTTCTGCTCCCACAAGCGCTCGTAGATCGTGAGGAACGCGTGGGCGAGTTCGTGGCTGAACGTCGAGAAGTTGGCGTCCTTGTTGAGGATCACCCGCATCGTCCGCGGGTCGAACGCGCCGCGGATGATCTCGTCTTCGGTCTGGCCGAAGAACTGCTGCGCGTCCCTGATTAGGGCGTCGCGCTCGGCGGCTGCGGCTCGCTGCCGCTGCTCGGCTTCGTCGAGGGCGCCGGCGTAGGCTCGGGCGGCTTCGGCGGCGATGTCGGTGGACGACGGACCGACATGATCAGCGCTCCGTGGTTGAGCGGGTGATCCGGCGGCAACGGGTGATTCCTCGGAAGCCTTCGTGCTGGCATAGTGTTCTCCGCGACTGCGGAATGCGGAGTGCAAGTCTACCACGCCCACGGCGAAGCGCTCTTCGAGAAGCGGTTCGATGGCATCCGCCAGCTGCTGCGCGGTCATGCCGGCCATCTTCGGGTCGACGCCGATCAGCATCGTGTTGCCGTAGGTGGAGTGCCCGACGGCAGCGTGCTTTCCCTCGAGGCCCGTGATCGGCCACAGCACCTTCGTGTAGAGGTCGTCGATCTCCTGCGTCGTGAATCCTTCCGGCAGATCGATACGCACCGCGGCGCCGGCCTCGAGGCCGGGCCCTGCCTGCAGGGACATGACGAACATGCCTTCCTGGTGCAACGCGGCGCCGAGGCTGTCGGCCACGGCGACGGCCTTGCTGGCATCGTTCAGCAGGACCGAGATCGAGGCCTCTGGCGTCCCCAACCACGCGCCGCGCTGCGGCACCAGCATGCCCTCGACGCCGTGTTGCCGGAGCACCATCGGGACGACGCGCGACAGCACGTCCTGAGTCGCTGCCGACCTATCTTCGGGCGTCAGCAGTTCCCATCGCTTCATCAGCTCGGGGTTGGTGTTCGGCTTCGCCTCGACCATCACCCTCGCCGCCGGCGACGCGAAGCGGTTGGTCTCCTGCTTCATCTGCGAGCGGCCGAGGCCCGCGTAACTGTCGCCCTCCGGCGTCTTCGGCGACTGCTTCTTCCACGGCAACTCGCCGAATCCACCGAAGGCCTTGGCGATTTCCTCGCGAGCCTGCTGCTGCGTGATGTCGCCGGCGGTGTAGCGACCCCAGATCTGGTTGGCCTTTGCCGGCAGATCGCCTTGCAGCGCCTTGTCGGCTTGTGCTTGCGCTTCTTCTTCGGTGATCTCGCCGATGTCGAGCTTGTTGTAGATCTGCTCGAGACGCTTCTGCGTCTGCGCTCCGGTGCGTTTCTCTGCGGGCTCGAACATCCGACGCACCTGCTCCCAGGTGATCGATTGCACCTCACGCGGCAGCAGCCCGTATTGCCTCCCGACGCGAGCGTAGGCCTCGGCCATGATCGGGTAGAAGCCGAGCAGTCCTGTGGCGCGGCTGGTCGTGCCACCCTTGCCGCCCCAGACCTGCGTGACCAGATCGTCTGACGACGAAACCGGCAGCAGATAGCCGGCGGCGACGGCGTGCGTGTCGAGAGTGATGTGGCCGCGGCGCGAGTTCGGCGCGAACAAGTTGTCGTAGAACGACCGCACCTTGTGCTCGGCACCAAGCTGTTGGTAGACGTTCGCGACGCTGCCGTCGTTGAGGATCGACACAGCCTTCGCGATGGTCGGGAAGCTGCTCCACTGCATGCGGGTCGGGTCTTTCCCGAACGTGCCACCTTCGGGCGTCCACTGCGAGAGGTCGGCTCGGTTGTGCGCCTGGTCGAAGACGCGGATCCAGTAGGCCGCTACGATCGGGTCGTTCAGCACCTCTCCCAAGGACTTGCCTTCGACAGCTGCGCGCAGCTGCTTTGTCCGACCCTCCCACTCCTTCGGTGCCTTGATGCGACCAAAGCGACGGTTGGCGCGCTCGGTCATCGCGGCGTCCCACTTGTAGTCGCGCATCGCCGTCACTGCGTCGAGGATGCGCTCCGCCATCGACAAGTTGACGAACCAGTTTCGCTGCGGACTCAATACCGCGATCACCGCGGCGGCCTGCATCGTGCTGATCCCGTAGCGTTGCGACCAATGCTCGACGACGCGACGGCCGCCGTCATACCAGAGCCGCGAGCGGGCTCGATCCTCCGGCGACATCTGGTTGACGAGCCATTCCAAGTTGTCGGCAACGTGCTTCACGTAGGTCTCGATGACCTGCTCGTCGGTGGCGCCTTCTGGAACGCGCAGGAACGGCAGCTCCCGCAGGGCGCTCGCGTTCTTGGCCACCGCCGTCTTGTCCTTCATCATCACGGACAGGTCAGTGCTGAGCACGTTGGTGCGCGGATCCTCGGTGGCCTTCTCGCCACCGGGAAGACGCGTCGACACTTGCTGATTGAACGTCGGCGTCGCGCTGGCCGTGCGGCCAAGAACGGACCACGAGTCGCGCACCGTGCCGCTCGTGAACACCACGTCGTATGGCTGGACGCCAACGGAACTCAGGAACCCGCCGAGGTTGAGGATCGCGGATCGCGTCAGTCCGGTCGCGTCAGTGCCGCTGGCGACGATGAACGCGCCCGATGCATTCGCAACACTCAGCGCCCGATAGAGCGCGTCCATGCGTCCGGCGACGCGCAGTTCGTTGACCTGCTCCTGGGTCACCGGCACGAACGCAACGGGCCGCATCTGCGTGTCGAGCAGCATGATCCCGGAGTCCTCGCCGGCGACCTTCTTCGCCATCGCCAGGGCGCCGTCGGGTCCGGTGATCTTGACTTGCTCGAGCTGGCCGTGCTCGAGGAGCACGCGCTCGACCACTGGCACCGTCTTGGTCGGCGCGTCCTGTTTCAGGTCGGTCCACCCGCTGCTCAGGGTGTCCTGCGCGTCCGCCATCTCCCACCTGACCCCATCGCCGAGGCCGCCGCCAAGGGCCATGAATCCCCGCCACGTGATGCCTGATCCGCGGAACGCCTCGGCTGCCCGAGTGTTCATTGAGCGATCCGCTCCGCTTAGCGTCTCCTTGCCGCTCGGGTGGTTGTGCGCCAGCCAGATGTTCGCAGCACCCTTCACGCGGAAGGCTTCTCCAATCAGCGTGGGCAGGTATAGCGGGGCCTCTGAGACAGCCCCCTTGAAGCCGCCGACGATCGCCAGCGGTTTGCCGTTGCGGTCTGTCACCAGCCCGTCGACGCGCTCGACGGCGCCGCGCCGCAAGTGTGCTAGGGCTGCGGCGGCTTCGGCTGCGTTGGTGACGTTACCAGCTCCGATCTCTCGCCGTTGCGTTTCGACGAGGGTGGTGCGGGTGGCGTAGACGCCGGCCACGTCGTCGCGGACTCCCCATCGACTACGCGATCGCGGGGCGGCACGCCCACGCTTTCCTCGGGCGGTTTCCACTGGAGCAGTCGAAGCAGTGGCAGTGTCCCGCTGTGCTGGTTGAACATTGGCACCGGTAGTGTCCTGCTCCCGCGTCGCCGTGTCCACTGCCGGCGCCGGAGTTGTCCACTTCTGCCTGAAGTGCTCGACCACCTCACGCAGCCATGGCAACTTGTGACGGTCGGCGGTGTCCAGTAGCGCGTCCGCTCCTTCAAGGTTCCCCTGGATAAGCGCCTGCACATGCGGGTTCAGCCACCCCGCCATCACGGGTTCGGTCGACGACAGCTTGGCCATGCCGTCCTTGGCTGCCTGCAGCGCGCGCTGGTCGGCCTGCGGCGTGTCTTCGTGCGCTGTCTGGTGGAACGTCTGGTCCTGGCCGGCGGCGTCGCGCAGTGCGCGCATGACCTGTTCTTCGGCGGCGACGCGGTTCTCGACCGGCGCTGCGTCGAAGGCCTCGATGGCCTTGGTCACGCTCTCTGGAGCCCCCTCGACGCCACGCACGGCGTCGACCACGTTGGCCACGTTATGAATCGCTTGGTCGTTCTCGTCGTAGCGGTCGATGACTTGGCCGATCTGCGTCGAGGCTCTCGACTGCGTAAGCACGGCGTCGCCAGAAGCGGTCGTTCCGTGCAGCGCGGTCAGCGGAAACGCGGCCTGGAACTGCTCGGGAGTCATGCCGAGCTGCACCCGGTTGGCCTCGATGAACGCAGGCCACAGGCTCGCCTGCGCGCGAGCATCTTCAGCGCGCCGGTATGGCATCAGTCCCGTCGCCTGCAGCTGCGCTGTCAGGTGGTCCTCGATGGCGCGCAGCTGCCGGCGGTTCACGGTGAGATCTTCCGCTTGCTGCTCGATCGCAGGCTCACCCATCTTGTTCAGGATCTCTTCGGTGCGGTCGGCGTCATGCTCGCTCAGCGCGTCTTTGTCTCCCCACCTGGCCAATGGCATGAACGCGCCATCGGCGAAGCCGGACAGCTTCGTCTGGAACGTCCCCGATGGCATCACGATGTCGCCAGCCTGCGCAGCCTGGCGCCGCACCTCGTCGCTCATGCCTGGGATCACACGGTCGAGAGACTCGAACAACGATCCGCGTTGCTCGCCTTCGGCATGGCCTTCGGTTGGCTTGCCGCCCTGCTTCAGCATCTCCTCGACTTGCGACGCGTCCAGGTAGACGTTGACCAGATCGGTAGCTGCATCGGCGTTGTTGGCGAACTCCTCGAGCGCTGCCGGGTTCTCGAGGCCGATCTTCGACATGGCGACAGCCTGCGCCTTGCGCCGCGCGAACTCGCCGGCTCGCCTTGCCCAGGCGACACGCCCCATCTCGTAGTTCGCGTGCATCGCCGAACCGGGGATGCCGATCAGCGACACGCCCTGCGCGGTCTTGATCGCGATCTGCGCGAGTCGATCTCCGATGCCATCCCACTCTCCGGTCGCGGCGCCTTCGGAGATGATCTGAGACACCTCCTGCAACACCTCGGTTCCGACCTCGCCGGCGACGCCCTTCACGTAGCCCCAGGCGGCGCGCGCCGCGGCTTTGCCAATGGTCGGCGACGCAGCCTCGTCCAGCACGCGGGCGAACAACTCCTTGCCGATCGTCTTGCGGATCGGCTCGGCGAGGAACTCGGCGCCGACGTATTCGAGAGCGGTGTTCACGATGCCGACAGCCAAGCCAAAGGACGCTGCGTCGAGCTTCGGCACGCCCTTCTCGAGCAGGTCGGCGTATTGGTTGCCGGTCTCCATCATCAAACCCTGCGTCAACCCGACACTCAGCGAGCCGAAGGCGAACGCTCCGGGGACGGTGAGCCCCATGCCTGGGCCAGTCTCCCAGGTCGCGGCAGTGGCGACGCCGGCCGCGGCAAGGCCAGCAGCCAGTGCGTCCTGCATCTGTGCGCCAACCTCCCACGTATTGGCGATGATGCCCTCGCTCGGTGGCAACTGCTTCAGCTGGTTGTCGATCTCGACGAGGCGCTTGACGTTGGGAGTCTGATCTTCAAGCCCCTCGCCGCCGAACAGCATGCTGGTAGCGACGCGCCCGCGCTCGACCTGGAGGCGCCCAGTCTGGTAGCCGTAGGCCGCCCGCATATACCAGGACAGGTTGTCGAAGTCGTCGGTCGCCTTGCGGGCAAAGATGGGATCCTCGAGCTGCCGACGCAGGATCGGATCCGCCGACAGCATCGCATTCTGGATGGCGACCCGGCGTTGATTCTCGCGAACCACGTCGATGTTCCGCTCGGCGAGCAGCGGGTCGATGCCGAGCTCGCTGGCGATCTGGCCGGCTCTGCGGGCGAGTTCCGGGTCGGCCTTCGCCGCAACCTCGAAGGTCTGCATCATCACCTGATCGGCGAGCTGCAGACGACGCTTGATGCCAGCGGCGACCGCTTCGGCTGGAGTCGGCTCCTGCGGCTGCGGCGGCTGCGTCGGCGCAATAGGCTGCGGCTCCTGCGGCGGAGTTGGCGTGTCGCCGCCCGTCGCCGCCGGCACCTGTTGGTCTGGCTGCTCGACCTGATCTGTCTGTGTCCCCGCCGGGATCAGCGGAACGTCGCCACCGGGAACCAAGTCGATCACTTGTTACCGCTCCCCATTTGGGCTTTGGCCGCGGCCTCGGCTTCGGCCTGGGCCATGGCCTTAGCCTTAGCCCTGGCCTTGGCTTCCTCCTTGTCCTTGTATTTCTGGAGCCATTCCGTCGCCAACTCCTGGGCGGTCGGCATTCTGTGCAGCTCGCTATTCAGGTAGGTCCTCTCAATCTCTTGCCGCACGCCCTCTTTGTTCTCGCTTCCGGCGCCGATGGCATGCAGGAATACCTTCTGCGGCTTACCCTGCTTGTCCAAGGCCATCACGTAGGCGCTGTTCTCCTCGTCGTCTTCGACTTCCGCGGTCATGGGGTTGTCCTTGTGCAGAGCGATCACAGACTTCTGCTGATCGAATGGCCAATGCGGGACGTAGACCTTGTCAAGCAAGGCATCGTCTATGAGCTTCTGCACTTCATCCGGCGACGCCTTGCGCTTGCCGGCGAGCTTCGTCCGCTCGTAGATTTCCACGAGCTTCTGCACGTTCTTCTGGAAGTTGAACCACTCGTAAGACTCGGTCGGGATCGGTGTTCCCGTTTGCCCGCCGACCACGACGCGCGGCAGGATTCCGAAGCTACGCCCGGCTTCCTTGATGACCTCGTCGACACTCAGGATCTGCGTCTGCTCCTTGGTCTCTCGCAATTGCGCGCGCGCGTGCTGCGCCTCGGCCCAGCTCCAGTCCTGGTCGTCGAGGCGGCCGCGGAACAGGAACCGCAGTTGCACCGCCGACATGTCGGCGAGCTTTCCCGAGTCGCGCAGCGCGTCGATCTCGAACATGGCCTTCTGGTCGGTCACGATCGCGTGATGCCGAGCGAAGGCGATCAGCTCCGGTTCCTTGCCGAGCACTCGCGCGGTGATCTGCAAGTCCTTCGGCATCTGGTCGGGTGTCATCAGCGGGTGCTGTGACAGCCACGTCCGCGCCTCGGTCAAGACCAGGTCGCCAGATCGAGCCCGCTCCTCAAGGCGTTCCCGCTCGCTGGACTGGATCTCAGCCCGAGCGATCGCGCGGCGCTTCGCGTCGATCTTTTCGGCATCAAACCGGCGATCCACTTCGGCAAGCGCATCGTGCACCCGCTCTTGTTGCTCGCGTTCCTGGCGAATGAAGTAGTCCTCGGGCTCTTCCTTCTTCGGATCGAAGGGATCATCGGGGGGCTTCTGCGTCAACTCTCTGGCGAGGCGCACGCCGTCATCCTCGGCCGATGCCTGGCGTGTCAATGCGTCGACATGCGCGTAGGCCTCCGGGGTCATCTCGTTGCGGTCGAGGTGCTTGACGTAGTCGAGCGCTTCGCTGGTGCGGTCGGCCTTCACCAGGGAGTCGACCACGCCAATGTGGATTGCGGTCGTCTGTTCCAGAACGAGTTCGGCGCGGCGTGGATCGTCAGCCGGATACCCGGACAGATTGGCCACCCGGTTGGCTTCGGCAATCGCCGTGTTCTTGTGCAGCTCGAAGTCGTTGGCACGCTTCGCCGGCGCTGGCTGCGGCTCCTGTCCTTGCGGCGGATTCTGCCCCTCCGTTCCGACGGGCATCGAGTGGGGAGACACCACGTTCCCCGCGAGTTCATCGTTCCAAGTGTGCGCCGAGAACAGGTCGGCAGGGATTGTCAGTGCTCCGGTGCCCCTGGAGCCAACGCTGCCCTTGGGCTGCTGCTGCGTCATCTCCGCCTGAGCACGCAACTGCGCGCCGGCGGCCAGCTCGGTGGCCGCCTGCTCTTGGCCGGCCGGCGCCTGCGTCATGCGCGCGCTGACCGCCTCGCGCACGGACTGGGCGGCCATCGCCTTCGCCTGGCCGAGCGAGTAGCCGCGCATCTGTTCGGCCTCGTGGCCGTAGACGCGGCTTGTCACGCCTACCATGTAGCGGTCGGTGGCGGTGCGGAACATGCCACGCTGCACGTCGTTGTCGAATCCCTTGGCCAGCTCTTCTCGCCGGGTGGCGATCGCGTCGATTGCCTTCTTGCGGCTGTCGCCGATCGCATCCTTGCCGACCTGGTTCAGGTATCCCGTCGATGGATCCTCGAGCTGTTGCAACGTGAACTCGCCGAGCGTGGTGTAGGCCTCCTTCACCTTCGCGTCGTTGAGCTGATCCTGCAGCCCGGTGGCGACGCTGGCGACCGCGGCGCCGGCTTGGGTGAGCGCTGCGCCAAGGCGCTGCCG